AATAACAGTTCTCTGCTTGAGAGAACTTACCGTTAGATCGGTTGCTCTTTGATACACCTAAGAGCGCCTTCTTACGAAGGCACCTTTTTAAACGAGACCCAAGCACTTTATCCTCCGAAAGGGATGATAAGTACTCAGACTCCATACTTTTGTCTATGTCTATATTTAATTTATATTAGGGACCCATCTTGGTTGATGGGCCCGAGGTGAGATTTACCCACCTCTTTTCCTAATATTCCTTAAAGGATAGACCGCTATTCAAGACGACACCAGTTTCCTATATTATTCCAATGTGAAATAAATACAAGTACATGGCCCTGTGGTCGCGCCACAATAGATTGATCTCTATTGCAGGCGAAAACGACGCTCAACCCGAAAGGTTGACAGGTTGGGTTGGAAACCCAAACCTCCTTGAACAATGCTCATAGACATACTCTTCCCAACCTTGATGATACTTTATTATCAAGGGCTTAGGGAGTATGGGAGTAATAACTTAAGGATTTGGTGGCCAGAGAGATGTCCAGATAAATGACCCTTGATCAAGGTCTCCCGTGAGGGCTGGCGCAAAGTTCTCGGGTGATAATGAACCCGAGTCTCTCTGAGGTCTGAAACTACAAATCATAACTATCGGAGCTGGCAATCTCTGGAGTATTACACTTCCAGCGATCAACCAGCCAGGTTTGTTACCTGCCCGATAATGGGTGGCTGCGGCCCCGAAAGGGAAACCGAGTGCTAAATCACATGTATACGGGGTAAGACCCCTAAAATTAAATAATGAAAATGTTAAATAACTTAAAATTAAGTTTCTTTAAGTTCTCAAAATCTAATTTAGGTATACTTGATTTATCTGCCGCTTTCTTCAGAAATGAAGGAAGACCTGTAATTATACATTTGTTAAGACAAATGTATCTTACAGGGGGACGACCAACCAGAGCCGGAATCGCTGCTATTTGTAGCTTCCTACGAACAATTAATTTGTTAAAGAAAAAACAAGGAGTTCCTGGGGTAGTAAAATACCTTAAGGGCTGCCATGTTCTTCTGCAACAAATTATCGCAGGCCACGTTCTTCCTGATACAGGCTCCTTAGGGCCTCGTATCAGAAGATCAAAATCAGGAATTCCTGCAATAATTCCCATCCATTACAGATTGGCAATCAGTAATGGTGATACCCGGGTTATTCGATTATGAGCTACTCTATTTTCTACTTATAGAAATATGGAGTACATTGGAAAAGCTAGCTTCTCCACGATAATCGATCCTCCTTTAACAGAGGAAGTAGACTTTGGACCATTTTATCAGCGATTTGTTCGATTATTTATCGACCATTCGCATAAAATGGAATCTACTAACCCTTTCCCTATATTGACTGCATCTCCTTCTACCGAATCCGGAGAACCCAGTACTCATCACTGATCTTTAGTTAGATCACTGATTAAGTTCCTGGACCCCGATTCTAAGAAATTGTTGCATGCACTTTACTATATTATGAACTTTACGAACTCGAAAGCCTTACTTTTGTCTTTTAGTAAGATTTCGAATTGAGTAAGTCTTAATAATAGTGCTACCGCCGTTGTATTACCCAAAGTAAACAATAATCGGTATCGATTAGGGGGTGTATCCGTTAAAGTATGTAACTTCCTAGGAAGATTACATATCAAACCGGAACCTGCAGGAAAAATGAGAGTATTCGCCATGGTAGATCCATGAACCCAATGGGCGTTAAAAGGTCTTCATAAGTATTTGTTCTGACAGTTGTCAAGACATATTACTGATGGGACCTTTAACCAATTGAGACCTCTTAGTAGAGTTCCCTTTGGTAAAACCCAAATTGATTCATTAGATCTTTCTGCGGCGACTGATAGATTACCCTTATATGTTCAAAGCAAATTATTATCCAAAATATTTGGAGACGAATTTGCGACACATTGAGCAACGTTAATGGTAGATAGAGATTTTGATTTCTCTAAACTACTAAAGGACTATCCCGAGCTATCCAGCTACGGGAGATCCGTTCGTTACTCAGTAGGTCAACCTATGGGGGCTCTATCAAGTTGAGCCATGCTGGCTCTTACTCATCATTTCCTGGTTAACTGCGCTGCCTGACAAGCGGGATTAGATTCATCTAAGCTTTTCAGCTCCTATGCAATATTAGGAGATGATATTGCTATTTGAAATAAATCCGTTTCCCTCCAATATCAGACGATCATGGATCAACTTGGAGTTAAATTAGGGATTGCCAAATCCGTAATTTCTCCAGATGGTCTTGGGATTGAATTTGCGAAGAAAACTCTTTATAAAGGGGAGGACGTAAGTCCTTTTCCTTTACAAGAGGCCAGAGCCAGTCATGACTCTGTTTCCTCTGTTAAAGAGCTTCAACGTAAATACAATCTGTCAGACCTATCTATGATCCGATGACTTGGATATGGTTATAAAGTTCGACCAGGTAGTAAGTCAACA